CTGAACCATATGAGGCTGCTGTTACTGCTGTATTATCAAGATTGATTGTAACTGTATCTGTTGCAGAAGCGACTGATGTAAGACCTGTACCGCCAGAAATGGTCAAAGTGTCTGTGCCAGAAGTTATCGTTTGGTTAGCGCCACTGTCTGCAGCTACCGTAAACGACGTTGCAACGGCTCCAACAGCAGTATCGACATATCCTTTTGTTACAGCGTGTGTGCTGGAACTGGGAGCCGGAACTATTACTGTCCCTGAAAATGTTTTATTACCAGAAATTGTCTGAGTGCCAGTTAGTGTTGCAAAAGCTCCGGGACCGGCTATTGCAAGGACGGACGTTGCATCTCCGCCCGAGTCACCTTTGCCATAATAAAGTGTTTCATCAACCTCGTTAAATGCTAATTCAGCATTTTTTAAACCAGACGGAGCGCCAGATGCTCCACTTGTTCTTCTTTTAATTCTAATTGTATTAGCCATTTAAAAATTTCCTCCATCCGTAACTTCTTTTTCAGGCGCATTGACCCAAACAGCTCCGTTATATCTTAATATATCATTGTTCGCAACTGAACTGATAGTAACATCAGTTAAACCATTTAAAACTGATTGTGTAGTTATAGCTGATTCTGCTGCTATAATTCTATCTTTAACTGTTAAATGCGATCCAGCTGGACTAAGACCCAAAACTGTCTCAATAGCTTCTACTGCATCATTTAGGTCAGCATGCTGCTGATGATGTGGCACTGTAGCTGAGTTTAGTTTATCTGTTGAAGTTGGATTAACAAAATTATCCAATGTACCAGGATATAGCGTAGGCATTGTTCTCCTTATAGGCTAAATATTTTATATTGGTCATTGTTCCAGTTAATTGTAACTGAAATAGTTTCTGCTGTAGCAGATATGGGCAAACCAGTGGCTGTATCAATATAAGCTATTAATCTAGATGTTGAGGCAACACCTGTATCTCTGTAAATAACTAGATATGCAAAACCAGAATTGCCATAATCTTCTATTGTTATATTATCTGCGTCAAAAATACCAAGAGAAGTTGATTTTTCAGTTAAAATACTTGAAGTTGCAGCAATAGCATCATTAGATATATCTGATAAAAATTGATCGGTATTTAAGTTAACAGAATAATTATTTTTTACTAAAGCAATTTTTATTGTATTATCAGTTAGATCCAATAAACCCTCAAGTAAAGCTTCTTTGGCTTTGGCATAAAGTGCATTGGCCATCATGGGCCAACTTCTGAAGAAACAATTAACCTATACTTATAACCTGATTCAAAGTATTCTTTATTATCAGTATTATAAACTGGAGTAGCGTCATCGGATGGAAAATCTATGTATACATCAGCTTTCCATGAATGCATTGATATTTCTGTATCTACAGTTTCCCATCTACATGGTGTTTTCTGTATTTTCTTTTTTTGAGCCTTAAAATACTTTGAGGTCAAAAAGTTTGAAGCTGGGCGAGAGCTAAAGCTTATAGTAACTCTTCCGTTGTTTTCATCATTATAGATATAAAAACTACCAGTTAAAGGATCTGTTGAAATTATGTAAAAATCTGGATTTTTTGCTAAAATCTGATAACCAGTCTCTATATCCACCCTAACTGATTTATCTTCAACTAAAACCTCATTAAGAACAGTACCCTGAACCTCCTGGAGAATAGATGGTGTAGCGGAATTGGTCTGACTCGCAAAATTAATTTGTTCTTCTGGAATAGTTAAACCAGAAGAATCTACTAAATTAGCTACTTTTATAATATAATCTGAACCAGAAGATAGTACAACATTCCAATAAAGAGTTAAAGTTCTACTAATCTGATTATAATCAGTTATTGTATTTATAGTTCTAAAAGCAGAACTAATTTCAACTGGTGTAGCAGCATCAGTAAATAATTTAAAGTTAGCGTTTACTAAAGAAGCTATTTTTATTGTTCTACCAAATTTAATATTAACTGTATTAACAGTTACGGTAGCGTTGTCTATTAAATACAAGCTCACTCAGTACACTCCATTAATAAAACCTAATTTAATAGTAACAAACCAAAACAAATAAAAGCATAGGGGGTAGCAGATTTCTCTACTACCCCCTAGCTATAGGGTTAAATCGCAACTATAACAACCCTAAGGTCTATCAGGTTGCCTCGTTGGTAACCATGATTTCGTAGTTACGGCTTAGTCTGACATTCTTGGCTACAGTAATACCTTCACCATCACCTAGCATTACGATGTCATAGCGCTCCTTCATCTTCAACGAACGAAGATCGCGGCTTGGATCATCGAATTGGTCGGTGCTCATGTCGTCCTTAACCAGTAGTGTACCTACCTCGTTACGGTCAATCAGGAACAAATCTGACTTAGCTGCATTTGCACCACTCTTAGCGGTAAAGCTTACGAATGGCGAAACAAGGACGTTTAATCCCATTGGGGCTGTTGCATTAAGAGCGCCCTGAGCTGACTGAGGACGGTAACCCCAACTTGTGCCAACAGCAGAAGCTGCACCGCCGGCGTGGAAGATGGAATCCTTAAGGAATACCGACCACATTAGGGGGTGAAGAATAAAGTCTGTTGGTACATGATTTTCAGCCATCAGAACAGCAGCCATATCTACAATGTTATCCCAGGTAATTGTCTTATTGGCAACGCCGTTAATGTCAAAACCTGTTGTATCATCATATGAACCACTATCATTGTCAAAAACGATAGTAGCTGCGTCCTTAAAGCGACTAAGTGCTATTTGCTCTTTCAAGCGAGCCATGGCACGACCGGCTGCACGAACATGTAGACCGACAATGTCCCAAAGTGAATCGGCAATTACCTCTTCTGTAAAGGCGAGCTTAACGCCTTTCTTTGAAACCTTACCTTCTACCTGCTTTGCAAAAGCGAGTGCTTGCTCTGGATACTCTTGTCCTTCTGGGATCTCTGCTGCTTGGATTGCATTGACTGCTGGGAACTCCAAAGAGCGCCCCTTGCCGAGGCGAACTGTAGAAAGAAGAGGCGTAACCAGCAATTGTGGCTCAGCTGCTTCTCTTAGCGTACGAGAGAGAACTTTGGGGAAAAGAGCTGCTGCGTCTGGTGAAGCAAAAGCCTCCTTAATGGTTACTCTATTGTCTGCATCGATATACCCGTCCTCAGTCATTGCAGTCTCCCAAGCTGGGAGACCACAGAGGAGCTCTTGGATTGTCTTACTCATCTTAGGAATATTCCTCCTGTGTTATTGTTTTGATTAGAGTGTCAAATTGACGCGGAAAGCACCAGTGACATTATATACATCTAGGTTGGCACGGATACCGAGCTTGCCCTTATGGCTTCCGCTACGAGTAAGTTCGTATACGGTTTTTAGTGCACCTGGATCTGATGGGAGCTGCATGTAGCTAAGGAGGCCATCATCGAAGTTTGTAGCAAACTTCTCAACCTCAATAACCTTACCGACCTGTAGGTAGGCGTATACAGCTGAACTGTTATAAAAATCAGCTGCAGCTGCAGCCACTGGACGTCCCATAAAATCAGAACGGATTAGTGACCCAACTGTTACATCGTCATTGATACCAGCAACCATGGGGTACTCTACATAACCATGGGTGATAAAGCCAGCACCTTGTGATGTGCCCTTATCAAATGGCCTATAGAGATCATATTGTGCGCAACCGATAGGAATTGAACGAGCCGGAACTGTGACTGTGTCACTTGAACCAGTTGTTGATGTTGGTGTAGCACCGTCTAGTGGATTCCAGCTTGGCATTACATCACCATAGCTCTTGCTAGATGATGTACCATTCGCTGGTACCACACGGGCATCACCGTTGCTATCGGCAACCACGGAAAGAATGGTACCCTTAGGAATAACAATCTCGAAACGATCATCTTCGCTATCTAGATACCATGTTGGCAAACCAGGGTGGGGAAGCAGGTATGCACTGGGGGCTATGCCCTCAGAAACAACAAACCGGCCAGCGCCTGTCTTGCTATGAACCTTACGGAACTTTGCTAAACTCATTTTCTATCTCCTTAATTATTAAAGTTTACGTCTGCCCATTAGAGCATCTACTAAAACCTGTTCAAAAGAATCTACGGAAGAAACAGGCTTGCCAATTTCTTCTTCTTTACCAAGAGTCAAAACATTATCCTCTAACTTATTTACCTCTGCCTCAGAAGTAACTTCTGGCATTCCAACAAAATTAGAAAGTCTTTTATTAAGTTTTGCAGGAGTCTTAGCCAAATCTCTAAGAGTATCAGCTAGTGATGAGGCCGTGCGAGCAACGTGCTCTTCGATCAACTTTTCGCGATCATCAACAGACTCAAAACCTAGACTAATCTTGGTATCGACAACTCTTTCAACCAAAGTTCTATGTAAAGCACTCTTAAGCTTTGCATTTTCTTCTTCAAGAAGCTCAATTCTAGCCTTAAGTGGATTGATGTCTTGCTCAACGCCCTCTTTGTTATCGCTGAGCTGATCAATCTCTTCGGCCTCTTCTTGATTCTCATCAGTCATTTCGACCAATGACTCTTCTGGCTTTTCAGCATTTTCGGAATCTACAATCTGTACATCCGCCTCTTCTGAATCGTCAGCTGAGTTCTTTTCTTGCGAATCTGTTGAAGCAGACTCTTCTGAAACCTCTTCCGCTTTCTCTTCTGAAAACCCTTCGGCAACGTCTTGATCGGTTGCCCCTAAAGTGTCTTCGGAAGAAGAAGCTGCTATATTAGAGAGATCCTCGCTTAAGCCTTTGGCTACAGCCAGAATATCCTCTTCTTTATTAACATCTTTCATGCTATGAGTCTCCTCAGAATTATTTTTTTCAGAATCTTCATTGGATAGTAATGAATTAGAATTAATTATATAACTTTCACTTTCTTGAAGGGCTAGCGCTGTTAAAAATGCACCCTTTAAGTGTAGATAAATTGGTTTAGATTCTTTCTTTTTCATATCTGAAAAAATTGATCTATTTTCCTCAATTGAGACAATATCTTCATTATCCATACTTAAAATAAAAGCAGAGCTTTTTGCCATCCAGTCATCGGAATCTGAAAGCTCTGCTTTACCGTCTTGAATCTTTGTAGATCTAACTCCAGATTTTTGATCTGCTGGTTGATTAACAAATGAATACTCTTTAAATGATATATCTTGCATATCAATGTAGGCAAGTTTGCCTTTGTAAACCTTACCTCTTTTAAACTTTGGCATACGAGGACGACCGGAATCATCTTCGGTAGCTAGATCGTCACCAGATATGCTGCAAACAGCTTTTGCAGCTCTTCCCCCAACTGAGCCAGTTAAATATCTTTTATCAACAACTTTTTGAGCTGCGACAGGATCAGTGATTGCAATTTGCAATCTTACAAATGCACTTCCGTCCGACTCTTTATCCATTTTAGCTGCCATGACCCTGCCAATTGGCTCTGCGTTTAAATCGTGGTTAAGAATGATGGGTTTTGGATAAGGCTCAACCCATGACTGCAAAGCTTTTTCTAACTCTAAAGCTGAATAGTGGTTATAATTAGCAGTCAAACCCTCGTGTATTGCGGCAACCTCGATTATTAAACCGTGCTTGGAGTTAAATGACTCCGAAAAATCTATATCTGATTTCGAAAAATCAGGAAGCTGTAATATAAAGTTTTCCACAAAATCAAAAGACATGAATTCCCCTATTGATTAATATCTATTTTAATAGTAAGTTTGTTTTTATAACATTGAACAATTTTATATAAATATATCACACTTTAGCATAGTTTTCAAAAATTAATTCAGATCTCTCATCTCCATGCTTTAGATATTGACGGTACATCACTTCAGACATTATATGTGGAGCATATATATAAGAGGCACAGTACAAATTATACCCTGCCTCTTTACAAGACCATGACCAACTAACATCTTCGCCCTGCTCATGGATTCTATAGTTTATACTAGAGTATACTTTTTTGCTCATCATTTTTGCTGCCATAATTACATCAGACTTAAAATAAGTTCCAAGAGAATACTGCTCTTGTCTAAAAGCTTTTCCGGGGACATCTGATCTCCATGTCATAACACTGGGGTACATTGTTCCAAACGGAGTCATGAACATTAGTGGATTAACGGCATCTGCGCCAGATTTAATATGAGCTATTAATAATTCTATTGTGTTTGGATTGACTAGAAGTATATCTGAATCTAAACTAAAATAATAATCAGGATTGATATCTCTTACTGTTTTTAATAAAGAATTTCTTAGTGACACCATATTTTCATATTTAGAAATAGTCCATTGTCTTCCATTGTTTTCATGCTGGAAATGAGGTATGTCTTCTCTTATGTTTATATAAAAATAAGGTATTCTATTATCGTATTTCTTCCAAGCTTCAAGACAATTTATTGTTTCTGTATCATCTGGTGAAACTTCAAATACAAAACCAATATCCTTAAGTGAAACAGACTGGCTAGCAATACATCGGATCCAGTCAGGCAATATCCAGGATCTCTTATACATTGGGCAACCTATTAAAAGCTTCATTGGGGATTTTTAGTCTCCTCAGCCTTCATCTCGGCATCCTTTGCTTCTTCGATTACAGGCATATCGTCCTTTTTTACCTCTTCTTTGACATAAGACTGCATAGGCTGGTCTAGTACGATGGGCTCTTTATCTTGCGTATTTTCAGGTGCATCAGCTTCATTATAAATACTATTATCAACTGAATAAACAATATCTTCTAAATCCATAACTCTTTGTGTTAATTCAGAAACAAGATCCAAAACGACTTGAAGAGCAAGTCTTGTTTGACCATTTTCTACGGCTTTCTCTAAGGCTTCAATCGAATCATCTGTTGCCAAATAAGCTACTAACTGTTCATTCTTGAGTGTTGGGTTGATCGACATGATTATATTCCTTTTCCTCTTTTGTATAAACTATAGTATACTCTGATTCAAGGGCATTTTCAACTAATGTCAGCCATGTATTATCGGATCTTCTTATGTTTGGTGAAATATTTCTACCTTGCTGATTTGCGGGACGAGTTGCATTGCCAACTCCTCTTCTGTTATTTGGTAGATTTCTTTGACCCTTTTGTGCAGAAGGCTGTTTATCGCCATCTCTTAGCACATCTTTTGGTTCCGCCTTAGTCATTGTCAGCTCAGCTTGATTTTTTGCTAAATCCATCTGCACTTTACCCTGTATAGCGGCAAACATTTCCTCTTGTTCATAATCAGGATTTAATCCCAGTTCTAATCTTGCTTCTTTTATGGAAATCATATTATTGACATATTTTTGTATAACATGTGTTTCCTTTTTAACCTGGGTATCAACATCAATCTCGTTAAACTTAAAATAACACCTATCAGATAAACCTTCTTCTAGCGGAGTGGTTACGGGATCAAATCCGCCTTCAAGTAAAAGTTCATTGAATATATGCACCCTAATCATTTCTGCAACTATTTTTTGATACTGTTTAATCTTATCGTACAGAGCGGTGTCGAGACGATCTGACACTGCTCTGTTTCCGCCATTCATCGTCATACCCAGGTGATGAGGGGCAACACCCAAACCAACAGCAACTCTTTCCTTGAAATGCTCCAGGTACTTTGAGGCATCTAGTGCGGTATTGTTTGCTCCAATTACCTCAATATTATGTCTATAAGGAAGTATTAAACCCCCCTCCGATCTTAGGGACTCTATCTCGGACGCAGCGTTAGAGATTTCTTGCGGCTCTGCTGGTTGATCTGCTGTACCTATAATATATTTGTATAATGGAAATAGTTCTCTATGAACTAAATTTTGGATATCCTCCTCTATTTGACGCAAAGCTACAACATCGTCTAAAACCGAACTTAAGAACGGCGTGCCAAAAGCTCTTCCAGATTTTTTATCCAAATACATATGTATGACACGATCAGCTGACCACACAGGGTCTCGTTCTGACGGCATATAGGTTAATGGATCCGTAGCCTGCTGATATGATCTTGGTCTATTAAACTTATCTCTTAAAATTCTTACCTGTTCTGTTGGAATTAAGTAATAACCAACTACTGGTTGAGCTGCATTGACGCCTGATATTGATATTGGGAAATATTCAGATATATCACCCCTAGCTTTAACAATAAACACATTTGCATATTTAACAATATGTTCTGTAATTTCAATAAGAAAATCTAGAAATGGTCTTTTCATAGCCATTTCCATATAATCTATTCTTTGATATAAATACGATACAGCTTCTGGATTTTCGCCTACTATTGACCAGTTTTCCTTCCAGAATAATTCCTTATATTTATTTATTGCCTGCTTCACATAAGAATCCGTATCAGCTGCTTGCATAATCCTATCAAAATCATAGGGAGAAGGCTCAAAGGTAGCTCTATTATTATAATAATAGGTGTTACCCTGGAAACCAAGTGCGAGAGCAGCCACTTTCATAGCTTTGTTGATGGAACTTATCTCTTCTGGCTTTAGAGCTTTTGCTACAAAGTTATTTTTTTTATCGACTTGCCTAAAAGGCAAGAAATCAGCAACTGCCATATGTGTTCTCCAATATAAAAGCTACTGTAATAGTAGCTCTCTGGATTTTTTTTTATAAGTTACTGGCCAGATTGCTGTGATCTAGCAAATGCGTTATTTAAAATGAGGGCTTTGACAGATTCCATCCAGAAAATAGTTTCTGCTTCATTAAAATCACTCTTATATTGTAGGTTTGCATCTGAAATCTTAATTTCAATTGTAAACTCTTTTTTCGCTTCAGTTGCTTCTGGTACCTCTGTTGCCTCTGTTATCTGTGACATTTTTATCCTCACTTAAACTCTTCTGGTTTATCTACTTTTGTTTGTTTTACTGGCTTTACGTTTTCAGTTAACTGCTGAATCTGTGCTGTCAACTGCTTAATTGTTGCCTCTTTAATAACTATTTCAGTCATCATTTGAGACATACGCTCATTAAATACTTGAATCAATATATTAATATCAAGATCATTATTCATGATTACTCCTTAAATAGGAGTCTATTATATCACTTATTTTCTAGAATTTCTAATCTTTCTATTATTTCCTTAACAGCTGAAGATAATAGTGTTGTTATCATACTATAGTTCAACGCTTGATGAACTGGTTGACCATCTTCTGATATTTTATCTTTCACACCTACCACTGCGTAGGGCATTATTTCCTGAACTTCGTGGGCTATAAAACCAATTGCTTGCTCTTCTGGTTTATGTAGATAGGTAAACCTTAAGGGGTTCAATTTTTTCACTAAACTACATGAGTCAATAATAGATTCAAAATTTTCCTTTATTCTATAATCGGAAAACGTAATAAATGCCTTTGCATAAACATTAACCCCCACAGCATTATTCAAACCTTCTGTAAAATATAGGGCGTCGCTGCCACCTAATCTAATTTGAGCAGAATATGTTCCATTCTGTGCTTTAAAACCTAATGAAACATTAGCATTGGATGTATTCATGATTACATTGGCACTGTTGACATCTGCTGCATTTGCAGCTGTATCTAGATGAAGGTCTGATGCAATAATTCTAACATTTGTTGTGTCGTTATAATTTCTAAAATAGAAAAAATTAGCACCGCCGCCAGAACGTATTTGACCCGTATCGTTATCAGTGGTCCCTCTAAAGGCTATTGAACAGTTTCCAGTTGTATCAGCTCTGGCTATAATATTAGCGGTTCTCCAATCTGTGGTTACATTTTTTCTTACATCTATGGTTCCATCTAAGACTTGTAAATATGCTCCAGCTTCTAATCTTACTCCAGTTGTTCCAATATCTCCAGGATAGTAACCAATACTCATTGTTGAACCTTGAGCGCTCACTTTGATAGCACCAGTACTAGTTATTAATCCATAATCTGTTGAGCTGGCTGGATTAAAAGTAATAGTTGATGTATCACCGGAACCAGAAGAATATAAGTTGAATGAAGTCTCACTGAGAACAATTCTTTTGCCACTAGATGCAGTTTGAACTGTTCCGCCTGTTACTGTTGCACCAGATATTGTACCACCAGATATTGTGCCACTTGCTGTAATTGTTCCGGTAAATGTTCCTGAGCTAGCATTAATTTCACCACTGACAGTAACTCCAGTAGCAGTTAGCGCACCTGAGCTAGAAACTTTAAAAGGTGCGGAAGCGTAGCTTGCATTACCTAGCCACATGTTACCATTTGCATCTACATGAAAGGATGTTGAATCTGATCCACCTATATCAATAGTTGCACCGACAACCGCTCCCCTGACTGTAACATTATTAAATTCAGCTAAACCATCACCTCTAATTAACCAACCAGTTGAACCAGACTGATAATTAGATGTTCTTAATACAGCCATATTTGCTGGTGGAGTATAAGAGTATGTAGTTCCTGGCTGAGTTAGAATGATTTCATGTGCACCGATTGTTCCTGCAGTTATTTTTGCTGCGGTGAGTGAGCCAATGAATTCCTCATCAATAAGAGGAGTATCACCAGAAGCTACAATAGAAGTCCAATCACTAATATTTCCTGCGCTATCTATTGCGCGAACCCTTCCGTAGTATTTAACTGGATTGGTTACAGAAGAAGTGCTGGTAGTTGCGCTGTTATCATCGACTGATACTAGAAAAACATTTGTTTGCACAAAGCCAGTTCTATGGGGAGTTAGCGGAGTTGCAGCAGAAATAACTTGATACCCGCCTCCAACACTTTCTATTTGCTCCTGCTTATAAAGTTCGTATTCGTATTTAGCTGTATCTTCGTCAACACTATCAGTATATTTAAATAAAACATTTAAGAATGACGCCGCTAAAACTAGGTTGGTTGGAGCATTTGGAATAGTAGAATCTGTTGGTGTAGAAAATCTTACAGAATCAGTATATGCCGAAACAACATTGACATCATTGTTCTTGCTTCTAACTGTAACAATATATTCTTTATTTGGTTTTAGATTTTCTATATTTACAGGTATAATAGCCATTATCTAAGCCCACCTATCTTTGTAAAACTATTATCTATTTGATTTATTAATTCGGTTCCGACTTTAAGATAAAGATTATAGCTAAAAGAATATTTAGATATTTTAATATTATTTCCTCTAGAACCAATATTTTTTTCATATAATACTTCTAGTTCAGCTACGTGATCTTTTTCTTCAAAATCTAATTTTGAAAATAATTCTATATTATCTGAAAAACTTGAAGAAAAACAATCTATTGTTTGCCAATCTAATGCAAGCACTGCTGGTGTTTCGGCATTTTGTAATGCTGTAAATTTAATTCTAAATTTTCCATAGTTAATTCCCTTTGAACCATACAACGTAAACTTTGGCCCAGAAAAATTAATATATAATTTAGATCCGGGTTTATTTGACAAGCCATTGTCCCAATCTGTCATTGAATTAATGAAAGAAAAATTATAACTTGAATCTGAATTTAAATTAACTTCATATTGATCTGTTGAAACTTCAGAGTAAAGTCCGCAATATGGATTAGGAGGTGATAAATTAACTTGATAATCATTAGTTCCAGCATTATCAACTTCATTAAGCTTTCTAAGATTTGGCGTTGCATAATAAACAAAGTAGCTACCTTGAATTTCATTTACGGCTGTATGTTCTTCTGCTGTTTCGAAATATATATAGTCTCCATTAATAACTGTTTTAACAGGATTAAAAGTTATACCTTTTTCATACACAACAACATAAGAATTGGCGTCTTCCAAAGTTTCCAGCGTTGAACTTTTGTATGTATTTATATTTAAATCTTTTATATTTGCAAAAAGCCAAAAATCAGCAGACAACGTATCCCTGGGTGTAAATTTAGAAATAGCCCTTTTACAGTAGGGATATGAATAGCTATAATTAGGAGTTGCAGAACTAATGCTTTGATCTAACTTAAAATATTTAAACCACGCCATATTAAGTTACTTCCGTATAAATAATTTCATATTCATAATTATCTATTATATCATCAACTACTTCTATATTCAGAACTGCATCACACCTAGGTAAACCATTAACAATATCTACAATAAATTGGCTGACACTTATTGATACTGGCTTCTTCGCAGCATCTAGGCTATAATCTACACTTCTAGCCAAACTATAATCAATATCCAAAGAAGATATCTTCTTAGAGCCATCTGCGCCAGTATGCGCATGATCACTTAGGTCTACTCCATCTATAGTAATACCTTCTGCAACTTCTATATCACCAATAATTTTCCCACCATCTTTTAATAAATATTGAGGATGATCATTTTGATCTAATCCAGATAAAAGTTGGTGATCTGATTGAACTACATCTTTTCTTGTTAAGGAAATAATTGCTCCATCAAATATTTGAGCATATACGTCATTATCTACATTCAGCAGAACATTTGGCTTTGGCAACCCCTTAACGGAAAGCTGAGATATATAGTTGGCATATTTTCTTTTTTCATGAATTAACTGCATAAGGGAATCTGTTTTTCCCATAACTATATGATGTCTATCTACAACATCAGCCATGATTGAAGTAAAATTACCCTTTAAAAGAATTGAAGCCAGTAACATTTCTTCAGTTAAAAATGGAAATCTTTTCTTAAAAGAAGTTGTTTCATAATCCAAATCAAAGGGACTTCCTATTTCAGAAGAAAATTTTAATCCAGGAGCTAAATATCTTGTATAAAAAATTACAGAGTTCTCTTCTAAATCTCTCTTTAATGATTGTAATATGTCTTCTATTTCTGAATCTACAGCGTTTAATTTAATCGCAAAAAAAGCTTGAAATTTTGCGGCATGTTCTTTTGAGATTTTATCCAATTCGGTTGAGGGAATCGCTCCTGGTTTGGATACGATTGTTTTTGCAATCCTGCTCGAATAATGTTTGGCCGTTTTACACCATGAGTCGTAGTGCGATGCGACTTTTTGCTGCAGTTCGTTTTCATAAACCTCCCTAAAATCTTGGTTTAAAGATAATTGTATTGCATATACTTCTCTCTGAAGAGACTTTAATAATTTTCTGAATTGTAGAAAATATGAAAAGGTAGAGTGAGCTATAGAATAATAAAACTCTTCTAAAAATTTTCTTGAAGAGGTAGAGTTTAACTTTTCCGCAAACATTATTTGTTGAAAATTGATATGACCAGGAATTGGTATTCTCAACTTTACCATTTCGTCTTTACGATCTTTGTACACATCGCTGTTTGGAGGTGGATAAGGAAGTATTGTAGCAATGTCATCAGATTCTTCTAGATCTTTTTCTGACACATCTATTTCATTTGATTGTGGTAAATTTTGCGATGAATTTATCTTTAAAGAATCTGCTACACGCTGATTATAAACTGCTACAGCTTGAGGCTGTGTTGTATAAAGGTTTCTATGCAGTTCGTTCCAAAGATTTTGATGTGCCACCAAAAGATCATTATTGATATTAGGATTAATATAAACTTTTTTCATCAAGTTTTCAATATCATTAATCGTGTCAGTTATGAGCATCTGAGCTGATTCTGATTCTTTTCTAACAAAATCTATAGGTATAGAATATGCCTGTTTAATTCCAGATTCTGCTGTTCTATTATAGGCTTTTTCTCCTACAGCTTTATAGGCTTCTGCTCCTGTGGGATTTGTAAATGGAGCATCTTGGAATTTATAATCCCCATAAATATTATTTGGAACTTGTGAATAAGATTCCTGATAATTTACACCAATATCACTCATTAAAACATCCTTCTTACTCTTTTAGAAGAAGTAGATCTACGAAAACCTGTTGAAGGATTCAGTGCATCAACTCGACCACTAATTATAACTTTATTTTTTTCATCATCTTCTTTATCTACTTTTTTATTGTCTGGAACAAAAAAATGATTAGAGAAAGTTTCAGTATTTGTTGCATACTGCCCCTGAGAAAACTCTCCATAATTTTGCGTAATAGCCAACAAGGCTAGCATTAAAGCATCGTGTGCGTGATCCATCGCAGATCCTGCAGCCTCAAAAACTGGTCGACCAGTTTGAGTTGTGCGAACAACAACATAAGATATTAGCTGCATATATAGCTCTTCGTCAGAGTCTGGAATCATTAATTTTTCTTTTTCCAAAAACTGTCTAAGGTTATCGACCATAAATGGTTTCATTTCCTTTTTAACCATTAACTTAGTATATGGATCTCTTACGTCAATACTTTCACCAAATGCAACACCTTTTATTTTTTCTTTCAATCCGGATCTAGGGTTCTCAACACCATGTTTCTTCAAAAGCTCTACTTGTACCTCTCCATATCCACGGTCTACATAAATGTGTTTTGGATTAAATATTTGATTAAGTTCAATAATTCTATCTACCGCTTTAGTCAAAGTATATTCTGATCTAGCAATTTCTTCTCGATAACAAATTTTTGTTTTGCCTCTAAATGTAGAATTTTCATAATTCTCAGAACATACCTCTACAACAACAATATTTGTTCCGGCACCGTATTTATCCCAGTCAACGCCAATTGTATGAAATGATCTAGCAGATGTTATTTCTGGAGTATAATTCCAGGAAGGAGAAATAAAAGCCCTATCAACAAACTTTCTAGGATAAACACCTTCGGAATCTTCGCCCCAATCAGCCTCAATTTCATGCCTATATCCATTGGGCGAATATTGCTCCCTAAATTCTTCTTCTTGCTCTTTAGAAAAATATGGATTGCAATAACTCGGAAACCAAAATTCGGTAAACCTAGGTGATCTACACCATTCCCAAAATCTTTCCCGCCTTCCAGTTGGAGTAGATGCTCCAATCATCACTTTATCAGGTTGATCTTCTGCTGTTTTTTGAAGCATGGCGTATAGGGCATCGAGATCATCTGCATGCATATAGTCCATTTCATCAAGAATAATTAAATGCGCTTCTTGACCACGAGCAACATCTGACTTGCCTCCTGATTTCATTCCTGAAGTGAAAAATCTAATTGTAGAACCATTTGAGAATTGAATCATAAATTGAGGACTAGTTACTTTTCTTGTTATAGAATCTATAACAACTTCATTCTTAGAGGCAATTCTAAGAATCTCCTGATAGATAAGTTCTACTTGCGTTTTCATTGGTGCAATAACTAAAGATCTACCATCTTTATGAGTATAACTGTAATGCAATAGCTGCACTGCTAGGCTAAATGTTTTACCTAAACGACGACCAGCTCTTAAAACTTTTCTTAAAGAAGGGTCTCTTAATATTAATATTTGATACACACGAAGGTTGGCTTCCAAAAATTGTTTTGCCCAAACTACAGGGTCTTTAGAAACATGTAACTGTCGTTGATGATCTGCGCTAATTCCATCTGCCAATAAATCTAAATCAATTTCAAATGGTTCATCAATTAAAAGAGCTAATTCTCTGTTGGTTATTTCTCTTTCTATAACAGGCATTCCGTTGTTCCACGATAGGTGAGATAATTTATTTTTAAATACCCATTCAATTCTGTTGACTTGCTTAATAAGTTCAGGATCTTGGATGCGAATTATTTCAAGTAAATCTTCTCTAGACAATTTTTGTAAGGCACTTCTAAATTCTTGTGTTTTTGTAAATATACTCATAATTATCCATAATGCGCAGCCATCATTGCGCCCTCTGTACCTAGCATGCTTCTTGCGTTTAGTCTAGAATTTTGTATTGCCTGAACACCTCTAGCTCTAGAAGTTGCTGCAGCTTCGGTATCCCTAAAGCCCATTCCAAATGTTGGTTTGGCTATAGAACCTTGTAAAGATTTATTTGCATCTCTTGTAAAATTGATTCCACTCTTAACTAATTCTCCGCCGAGCCGAGCAAGGTCGTATGCCAATGATGCTGCAGCGACGACCTGAAGACCGGGCATTGCTAGTGCAGCCCCTCTCATTGCCATCATTCCAGCTGCGCCCTTACCACCAAGCTTTAATGCTGTCCTTGCTCCAACTTGAGAGAAAAACTTTTCTCCTCCAGTTGATCTAAGAAATGATACCGCTTCGTCTGCTCCTTTTAAAACCTGACCACTTGCTAACTTTATTCCATCGTCACCAAAAGATTGAACAGCTTTAGCAAATGCATCTTCTGCTGCCTTTGCACCTTGTGCTGCTCTGCCAACTAATCCAGGTTGACCACCAAAACCTAGTGCACCACGAGAATATCCGGCTAAATATCCCGTTGCTGCACCCGCTAGAGCAGAAGCTTGAAGATTACCACGAACACCAAGAGCGCCGGCTCCTGTAGCTGCGTTATATCCCCCTAAGCCAACTGCTGTTTGAGCTGCTGTTTGTCCAGCCGGAGCGACAATTCCCATACCCATACTTTTAGGTATAATCCGCCCAAACTGTCCACCAGAAACAGTTAAGCCTGCTGGTGAATTTATTCTTAAAAGCGAGGAAGTGGCAGTATCTATTTTTCCAAGTTTTGCTGCGGCCCGAGAAGATCCTTTAAGTGCTCTTCTTTCTAAAGCGTCTGTTTTAACTCCTGCGGATATGCCGGAAAGCAGTCCTGGACCAAAAGCCTTTTCTCCTTCAACTAGAGGATTGTTACCTAAAATTTTGCCAGCTAGCCTTTGTCCATGCTTACTGTTCAAGAGCTTATATCCACCAAACATTGAATATGCTCCAGCTTTTTCTCCAGCAAAAATAGTTTGAGAATGACCTCTAAAGAAAGCTCTAGGATTTGCTGTTATATTATTAACTCTTGAAGATCTTAAAAATGGAGTTTTTCCTGCAGCTCTAGCGCTAGTTTGTCTTGATGAAGAGCCCATAAAATGAGAATCCATGGCGTCAGACATGTGTCCGCCAACCATAATCCTGTGCTTAGAAGCTCTTTTGGCTAATCTTTTTTGACGTCTTGCACTTAAAACTTTTTGAGGATCACCAAGATCATCCATGAATCCGCCATACATCATTGTATTTGAGCCTCTCATGGAACCAAATGCAATAGTTGTACTCAAACCAGGTAGATGTTCCATCATCCTAAAGCCCAAAGGAACATCAGGGGTATCAACAAAAGTTGACTCGTTTAATGGGCCTATTGACTGACTATATCCAGTTGGATCACCTAAGGGCATCAGTATCCCCTTCTAGAGTTATGCATTCCGAGAACAATATCTCCACTAGCGTTCAATGTGCTCTGAGTATTTCTTGTTGTGGAGTATGGCGAATTTTGAAAAAACTCTCTGTTATTATTCATATAAGCTCCGACGCCAAGTGCTGGCAAAACTACTCCCACGTTTGCCCCAACAAAACCACCAACTAATCCGCCACTAATTTTTCCTATTTTAGATCCAGTTTTACCAAATGCAGAACCTAAAAATGCTCCAGCTGCTACTCCCATCGTTCCAGTAACTGGACCGGTTGCAGTTCTTGCTGCAACCATAGCGGCACTAAACGTATCTGAATTTATTGGTGGATTCGCAGCAAAATAATCCCCTGGGGCAGTCGCCTGTAACATGCGTCCACCAACTCCACCCATTAGTGTTCCAGCTAAAAATCTAGCATCTAGGTCTCTTCCAGTAAAATATCTATCTGCTTCAGTATCATTAAAAGCTGCTTCAAACGCAGCATCTTTTACAGCTGGACCGACAGAAGAACCAAAGCCGATTGCGCCAGCGCCAATTGTCACACCAGCTATCCCGGCCCTACTTGAAGCAACTTCGCCTAGGGCTCCCCCTAAACCAGCTGCTGCTCCACGAGCAGCCCTTCCGGTACGGCCTTGAGCAAAACCTTGAGCTGTTCCTTGTAATTTTGGAATAAGCTCTTCATCTATTCTTTTGCCAACTGATTCAGAAACGTCATCAAACGTTTGCCTTGCTCTGCCGCGTAAACCAGCTGTTCTTGCAGAAGCTGATGCCCTTTGACTTTCAGCCATTGGCTTTATGGTATCATTAAATAAAGATGTAACTCTTTTACCTAAAGAACCCAAATTAACTGGCATTATTACTGCCCTCCATAAAGATGATTATATTTATTGTTTCCCATTTTTGTATGTCCAATTTTATTTCTATCTAGATTTCCGACAACACCAGCAGTAACCAATGGATCCCTCCTGGAGGAAGGCAACGAAGTCATGGAAGCAGTGTAGGTATTCGTAACACTATTTTGATTATAGTTTTCTAATGGTTGCCGTTCAAGTGTTTCGTTATATAAATCTCTTTCTTCTTTTTTTCTAAACAGATAGTAACCACCAGCCATGGCTGCTGCACCCATAGCAATCAAACCAGCGTGTGGTTTTATGTTATTGTATATTTCAACACTTTTTGAAATATCTTGCTTTCGAGTTCCAGCTTTAATATTTTGTAAAGCTGTTCTCAGCAGGTCGTTATCACCAGCAAGTCGTTCTGCTACATCATTAGCACCCTTCAATGAAGATCTAGCAATGGCATTCATATTTCTGGTAAATGTGGTTCCAGCTGGAGCAGTGGCTCTTGCTGTAGTTTCGTCAAAGAAAAATACTCTCAATAAATCAGTAGAATCATCTATTACATTACCAAGAATTCTATTTCCAGTATCTCTAGTTAAATCTACTCCCATGGATGAAGCATTTTGAACTAATCTAGCTATTGGGCTATCTACGCCAGTATCTTCTATAAATCCTGCTACAACTCCTCTTTTAGCTAAAGCTTCTAATTCTGCTACTGCAGACTCTTTACTTTTTTTCTCAAAAAGAACTTTTAAGTTTTCTATTTCAGCTCGCAAACGAGAATCTGGTTCTTTTATGATATTCTTATAGTTATCTGTCTCAACAAAATCTTCATATAACTTTTCTGCTATTTTTTTTGAAGTAAGACCAGAATCATCTCTGCCCTCTTGCCAGGTTAGGTTTAACATATTGTGCACTGTATGTTGATTAGTTTTATCATCTTTTATTGCTGTTTCAATAAAACTAAGAGACATATTAACTTTACCCTCAGCCAAAGCTTTACCCATATCGGGTATGCTTGGATCTGAAGCTAGTTCAATTGATTTAAAGTACTCATAAGGAAGAATTAGCTTCTTTCCTAAAGATGACTGAGTTTGAGATTCCATAATTCTCAAAGATGATTGGAATTTAAAGTGCGATACACCAAACTGAGAAACAACATCACCTATCTCTTCAGATGCTCCATATCTCATTGAAGTTCTGAATTGAGATAAATATGAGTCACTTACACCAGCCTTTGGCTGGGTGCTTAAAGTCTGGAATCTTTCTCTAGCCACACCACCGGTTGCCCTTGACATCATATCGCCAAAAGCCAATTCAGTAGGACCTAAGATAGAGTTAGCCATTCCTAAACCAGACATTGTCTGACCATGAGAAACATATTGAGCCAATATCTCAGAAGAACTGCGTGCATTCATATTGAATCCCATAGAGAACGTTGGTGTTTTTGAGGGATTCATTAAAGAGCGAATTTGCCCAACAACACCCCTGATTGTACCAGGTGAATCTCCGCCTATTACCCTGGGATTATCTGCAAAGTTTTCATAAAAATTACCAACATTGTGAATATAAGAATCCACATCTACAGGACTAATATTTGTTGGCATGCCGATTTGATCTATTAGTTCTTGTGCTATTAGAATATTTGAATTTTCTCTTCTTGTTAAACCCAAGCTCATTATTTGTTTTTCAAATGGGTTTATTCTTCTCGTAATCGAAGGAGCTGCCCCTTGTGGGGTTAAATTAATTGTTTTGTCATACTGTGTATCTTGAGCTCCTGTAATGACACTTCTTAAATATTCTTTTGCTTGAACCTTATCTAATTCTATTGGGCTTCCTTGTCCAGTGAAAATCTTATACGAACCCTGATCATACTTTATAAAGCCTTTTTCAATATCTGCACCAAAATCTACACCAAAAGTCTTTTTTGCTTCCTGCGCATCAATCATAATGCTTGTGCTAGCCAGTCCCTCATCTGTTTGTATGTATCTAAGAGCTGCTTGAGACAACTGTCGCGGATCAGATATGTTTGCTTCTGGTACAATTGCTGAGGACTTTAGCGCTGTTAATCTCGCCATATCTATGATATCTTTAGATATTTTTGCACCGGGCTCTTTTGTCTTCGGATTAC